ATATCGAGATGTTGTATTGTGCTGGTCTAAAATCAGCATTTGTACTTAAACAAGACATTATATATATATTTCTACAAAAATAACCAATTATTAGACAATGCCTAACAAGCAGTAACAGCACTATTTATAGTAGATGTAGACAAGTTAAATCTTGCCCTAAATCCAGCACCTGTATCACCAAAAGCCCTAAAGTGTAAGAATAGTCCTGTATAACCACTCATAGGGAATATTGTAGTAAAATTATAGTCATCGTAAAACACCGTTCCAGCTACAGGTGTTGCAGTATTAGTCCAAGCAATTGTGCCTGGATCAAGAAACAAAGAACAAGCATTTAAAGATGTATCACCATTGTCAGATATGTTCCATTTGTAAACACCAGTCTTAGCTGTTAGGTTAGATTTAACAGGCAGCTGATTACTAGCCTTAGAAGTAATAGGATTAATAACCACATAAGCCTCAGCCTCATTTCTTGTAACCATAAGGCTACCAGGAGGAGTAGATGATCCAGCTAATTGGAATACCCCAGTATTAACAGCATCCAAAAGGTTATTTCTGCTTATACATTGATTATTTGCTAGTCCTGCCCAACTCATGTTCTAATTGTTTTAGCTTGTTTTCTAAGTATTGAATCTTGGCAACCATAACTTGATTGTACGCTACATTTAAAAAACCATCTTCTCCTTCTGACACAGCAGAAGGTATAACCTCAGATACCTCTTGTGCGTAATATCCTACCTCTTCCTTGCCATTTTTAACGTAAAGGTAGGCTTGTATATCACCGACATTTTGAGGGGCGAAATTCGCCTCTAATTGCGTTTTAAGACGCTTGTCTGATGACTCAAAGAAACCTGTTGCCGTTAGGTTGCCTGATAGGGTTCCTCCACTTAAAGGTAAGTAAGTGCTTGAAGCAGCAGAAGTGGTTAGGTAAGTACTATTGTCATATGAAACGCTTGTGCCACTAACCTTTACAAATCCAGTACCACTTAATTGGTTTTGCTTACCATTAAAAGTATTCCAATCTGTGCTGCTTAAGAATCCATTAGAACCAGAACCTGCTTGACTTATACTAAATACACCAGTAGAACTATTATAAGATAAAGGAGCTGTAGCTGAAAAGAAACCAGCAGCCACATAGGTTGGTGTAAAGTTAATCCAACCGCCTAGAGTATATCTTAATAATTGACCATTAGATGGGCTTGTTATTGTTACATCTGTTAATTCGTCTAAAGCTGGTGCAGGAGGAGTTGACCATACTAAATCACCTCTTAAATATTGGCTTGTTGTTCCTGTTCCTAAAGATTGTTGTTTGGCATCCCAATAGTTATAATCAGCAGCCGTAACATATCCTGCTGTTGTACTATTTGCAGCAAGTAGGGTATATCTACCAGTTGAACTATTATAAGTCAATGCTGAGCCTACGTTAGCACTAAAAGCCAATCTTGCTCTTGTATTTGTGTAATATAGGTTTGTTGTTCCTTCTGTAACTAAGTCTGTATTATAGTCGCCACTAACTGCCACTACTGCTCCAGTACGACCAAATACTGATGTTACCGAACCTGCACCACTTGAATATATAGGAATATTCAATACTCCTGTAGTGCTATTATAGGTAGCAGCTCCACTTGTTCCTGTAGTTGTTAAGCTTAATACTGGACCTCCACTAGAAGCTGATAAAACCCCACCTGATAAAGTAAGGTTTGCACCAATTGTGACCTTAGTTACATTACCTGCGTTATCACCTCCTGCAAGTACATTACCTGAACCTGCTAGAATATTTTTAAGTACTAATTGTGCCATATTATTTGAATAATGCTCTTATATGTTCTCCTGCAGCCAATGATGATCCGAATGTTAAAACACCTGTAACTGAGTTAAATGATACATCATTTGCATCTACACTTACTGGGTTAATGTCTTGCACCTCTACACCACCTCGTGTTACACTAAAGCAAGTAAACCCAATTGCACCAGGAAGGGTTACAGTTGTTTCTCCTCCTGTAGCCGTATAATCATACATCTTAACAATCTGACTGCTAATATTGATACCCTCTTGAGTTACCTCTACTCCATCTATAGAATACCCACCAGTTCCTTGTAAGCTTACACTATATGTAGAAGCTCCTTCTACTGGTCCACTAAGTGATACGTTGGTTAGGTTAGCTAGTCCTGTTAAGATGGTATATCCTAATAAACCACTACCAGTTCCGTTATCATTATCTATTGAGAATTTGATTGTAATTGGAGTCTTATCTAAAACTAATTGCAATAAATAAGCATAATTGTAATTGTCGCTAAGAGATACAAAGCCATCACAATTTACTGACCATGTAATGAAATCATTTTTATATTCTCTAAACCATGCTGATGATTGACTAGAAACCTCCACTTGCTCAACGCTAGTCTCAAAAGAGCAGTTAGTTGCAGCACCAAAAGGAACAGCAGTACTTGTTGCAGGGTTAAAGTAGTATAAGACTATATTGGTTCCGTTAATTACTGATGCCATGTGACAAATTTAATTTATTTAAAGTATTCTATATAATTTATAGTTGCTGCTATATCTGTATTGCTTATTTCTAGTAAAGTACCACTCATGTAATTACCTACATAACTAATATTTGAGTTCCCTAGCATAAATGATTTACTATTTACACTTATTTGAGCTGGATCAGTATCTGTTGCTCTTACCATCTTAGATGCGTTTAAATATGGATAGGTAGCATTTGTTGTAACAAAACTACTTACTGAAGCATCTATGTTTATGATATTTTTACCATAAGAATTTATGTATTGTTGCATTAACAACTCCCCTAAGCTACCATAGGCACCTGTCATTCCATATCTATACCAGTTTAATAAAGGACTAGCATCTGATTTTAAAAATACACCTACTGCTGTAGGGAAGCCATATAAACCTCTAAATCCAAAAGGTATGTTAGCTTCTTTAGTATATTCTTTGTTATTGTTTAAATAAGCAAAATAATCAATCTTATTATAAGTGTAATCTGCTGTTAAAGAAAACTGACTTACCGTACAAGTATTTCCTACTTGATTGTTAAATTCTATCGTTAATTGACCACTTATAGGACATGGCTTTGTAGTAATTGAAAATTCTCCGTCAGCTCCTTCAGGAATGGTATATCCTGAAACTGCAGTTGTCTGCCAATCTAAAGTACCATTTAAGTAGTAAGTTGTTGTACCATCTGTAACATTCATTGCAACATATCCTCTTGTGCCTGCACCACCATTTAAAAATAACATTGAATATTTTAAAACAGCAGAAGCACTTATTTTAGGCATAAAGCTGTTAATCATTCTGGTGTAGCCTCCTCCTGCTGCTCTTACTAAAGTCATTTGTGCGTATGATTCATTTGCATTATCTACTATATAATAAGATGAACCTGTGCCTACATTAATTACAGACCATGATTGTGGTGAGGTTGTAAGACTAGGATAAATCTTTAAATTGCCATTATCTACAAGATTTTTAGTATAATCTATATTTACAGAATACTCAACTCTATTAAAGCCTTTTAATATTAACTTGATTTGGTCATTATTAATAAAGTATAAACCACTAGTGTTAGCGGAATATCCTTGTATTGTGCTTAGAGTGTTTAGGTTACTTCCACTAGAAACAACTGCACCTAAATAATTATATTGTGTAAAGTAATTATTTGTATTAGCGAACTCATTAACTGCTACTATCCACCACTTGCCACCAGCTTGAAACAATCTACAACCAAAAGACTTAACAATCTTATCTAATACATCGTAGCTATTCTCATATGTATAATCTTCATTCTTAAATGTCCTTAATGGTAAATAAGTTTGGCTAAATGGCTCGTATTGTGTTCCATCACCCCTATCATTCATATCAAGTGCATAATAAGAACAAGATGTCATTAGATTAGGTGTAGTAGGAAAATTCAAAGAGTTTAAGCAAGTTAGAATATATTCTAAAACGCTTTTAAGGCTATTAGTTCTATTACCTACGTTACTAATATTTAAGGGTATATTCCTAAGCATACCCAATCCATCAACACAAGTAAAAGCTAATTGCTTTCTACCTGATGAATAAGTCATTTGTATATTATCACTTAGGGTAAAGCCAGTCCATTCCAAGTCTGAGCCTAAGAACAACTTGACAAAGTACTTTCTGTCATTAACTGTTACAAAGTCAGGTATGTTAGCTAAATTATCAGTTACATCCATTACAACACTAAGTTCACTAGCATACATAGATTCGTAAATCTCATCTCCACTTGGTATATAACTTAAAGATATATCAACCCCTATAAACTCTACTAACGTAGGAGCAGAAGGTAAATCTTCTTGTAGATATAAGTAAACAGTCTTGCTTGTCTTTGTAGCAAAGGTTATTTTATATTTATCGTAATATGCCATTATCCTCTTCTATATTTTAATGCTGTTTCACTTCTATTCATTGCCAAAACTAAGTCTTGCCCTTTAATTGTAAATGTACCATTCCCTGAAGATGTATCAGAGGATGGTAATATGTTATTAGATACATTTTGTGCTGTTCCAGTAGCAGTAGCACCTGCTCCAGAGCCAAATAAATTAGCTCCTAGCCCCATGCCTTGACCTACAAGGTTTCCTGCAAATTTTAATGCTCCTCCTGCATTCTTTAAGATAGCAGGATTAATAATTGCAATAATAGCAACAGCTACAGCAGCAGCAATTGCAAGTTTAACGAATTTTTTAATTAAATCTGTAATAACCTGAGATAACACTTCGCCAATGCTATATCCTTTTTCTAACAACATATCTAAAGAAGGTCCAAGAGTATTCATAATACCTATACCAATATTTATAATACTCTTCATTGCTTCATCGGAAATAGCCTTATTATTATCTGCCCATTTTTTATATATGTCAGAAAATATATCTCCAACATCTCCAGCGTACATGCCAAATGTTTCATAGAAATAAATTAAATCTTGCATTTGTTGCTCAAGTATAGCTTTTTGAGCTTCTCTATCTCCTGTAGCTAATTGTAATTTATTTGCGTAGAAAGATTTGAAATCTGCAATACTTTGAGTGTATCCATCTATTTCTGTTTTTCTTTTTTCTGCTTCAGCTTCATCTAATGCCTTTTGAGAATCTCTTAAAAACTTAGACTCCCATTGCTGCAGGTACAAATTAGCTTTCTTTTGTCTTTCTAATTCGTCATCTATTAATTTTTGTGTATTATCCTTTTTAGGTTTTGCTGGCTTAGTATCGTCTAATGTTGCAGCATCATTATTCGCAATTTGCTCTTCTGTATTAGCGTTTAAAGCTTTATTTAAAACCTTTAAGAAGTCTGTAGTATTTTTTATCTTGGTTCCTTGTTCTCCAAACGCATCTAATGCAACCATTGAAGCTGAGCCAAATCCATTCATACCTCCTTTAAGTAAGGCATAAGCAGTTTTCATAAAGCCTAAATTCTTTACTACTTCTTCTCCTGCTTGTGATTGTAACTCAAGTATTTTTGCCTCTTGTTTTGCAATTAATTCTGCAAATGCTTGAGCTTTAGCTTTTCGTATTAATGCAGCAGATATTTTGTTTATTATCTCAACAAGCTTTGCTCCATCCTTTATGTCTGTTTTTTGTAATTCTATATTTCCTTCGTACTGAGACTTTAATTGAGTTAACGCAGTCTCTCTTTCCTTTGTAGACTTGTTTACATTGGTAATAATAGATAATAAAGATTGATCTACAGCTATTTGAGCTTTAGCCTCTCCTACATTATTAGCAACCGACTTATTCATAGATTGGGTTGCCCTATCTAATTCAGTTATGCCATAAATAAGTTGAACTATCTCTTTTTCATAAGCAGTAGTAATAGCGACAACAGAAGAAAATGCAAGGTAAATTGCACCTGTAGCACCTGCAACACTACCAACCAATGCTGGTAAGTTGTTTTGAATACCTCTAAATCCATAAGGTAAATCCTGAATAACTAAAGCAAGGTTAGTCCATTGTTGATTAGACTTTTTTACGGCATCACCAGCTCCCTTTATTTTACCTTGAGTTATTTCAGCTTGTTTGCCTATATCAGCTAATGCTCTTTCTACAGCAGCAGAAACTGCCTTAAATTGTTCAGCATCAGCTTGTATCCTAATCTTTATTTGTTCGTCAGCCATTATCCTATTGGTTTAGCGTTTTCGTATTTTTTAAGAACCTCATTTAACTCTTCTTGAGTCATAACGTCTTGTTTCACAAAGTTACGATTATCTATCTCTAATGGAAGAAGGTCTTGAGGCTTTACTTTTTTGCCTTTTGGTAATTGCAAATTAACTAATAATGTAGTTTGCCATCTCCATTTAACCCAATCTTGCTCTTCCTTGTACCTATGACCATGCCATATAAAATCTAGTTCAGCCATCGTCATATCCCAAAACAAATGGGGAAGCACTTGGCACTCCCCCATTGTAAATCTCTCTATATCAATCCACTCTAATTTTTTTTTACTCCATCTTTTTTAGACTTCGTAGGCTGCTCTAAACCGCTATTCATACTATCAGCTAAAGCAGTCATTACTTCCTGAAACTTTTTACCAGCAATACCACCCATATCATCTATCCAATCACAAACATCTAAATCACTAAATGTAGGTGTTATTCCTTCTTTATATAAGGGATATTCTGCAGCAGCTTTTAACAAGTTTGTTATTGCTTCTAAAGAATCGTTCCCTGATATTGCTTCTCCAATTTCTGATGGTCCAATACCCTGTAACTTGCAAAATCTCTTTAAAGACCATGTGCAGAAACGCATTGGTATGCTTGTGCCATCCGAAAGTTTTAATTCGTAATGTCCTCTCATATATGTTGTTGTTTTTGGTTATTAGTTAGTTGCTTGAGTCAAAGCACCAGTTCCAGTAAAAGATACTGAATAAGTTACTGGAGACTCCATGTCAGCAGTAATATCCATACTTTCAATGAAAGCTTGACCTGACCAAATTAAGTCACCTGTTACTGGAGTTGTTCCACTAACTGTAGTAAACTTAACTGTTACAGCGGTTCTATTTGCGATAGCAGTCATTAACTCACCTGTAGTGTAGTAAGAAGCTGTAGCAGCAGGATCAACTGTAGCTAAACCATCTGTAGTTAAAGTCCAAGACTTAGCACCACCAATATGGTCTACCCAGCCATTACTTTGCTTTGTAGTGCTTTCTGGTAAATCTACTGAAAAACTTAAAGAACAAGATGTAGCGTGAGCTACCACTTCTGTTCCTACTAATACAACCAATGAGGTTCCGTTAAATACACCTGATGTTGGCATTTTTTTTTATTTTATTTTTTTATAATATTTGTGTCACAAAATGTTCAAATACAATCACTCTTCTAAAAATATAGGCTTGATCTATATAATCAAACAAAGCTTGATTTGAGCCCATATTTCTAGTTATAATTTTAAAGTTAGGACTAGCATTAGGATAATTTGCAGGATAAACACCTATAATTTCTAATAACTCGTTAGCCCATTCATCTACTGACTTTTGACCAACTTCGCCCACTTTAGAACTTTTAAAAATTATGTCAAACTGAATTGTAACATTTGAGTGAAAGCTCATTTTGTCACTATTCTCTGCTGATGTCTGACTGCTTATAATAAGAAACGGAGGTTCTACACTATCAGGAGCTATGGTATCATAAACCCCTAAAGAATAGGAAGCCGCAGTTAACTTATCAATGTAAGCTTTTCTTATAGCGTATCCGCAGTCTTTCATTTATACAAATTTAGTCAAATTTATTTATATCTTGATACCCTTTATTCTCTTTATCATATTGCTATATACCTCATAATAAGCTAAGAACATATATGGTCTATGTGGCAAGTTTACTTGTTTTTTTGGATTATTCTTTTTAAAAGTAAAAGCATAAGCCTCTAAATCAGTTAAATTTACATTAGGATAAGCAGGTATTTGGAACTTGTATCCTGTACCAAATTCTACATAAGGAGCATATTTAACTGTGCTATTGTTACCAGCCATTAATAAAGCACCAGTATTATAGTTAAATGGTCTATGAGTTATACTTGCTCTTAAAGCACCTGTATCGACAGGAACATGACGCTTTGCTCTATTCTGCATATCAATCACAGATTCGTCAATAATCTTCTTTACCTGCTTTTCTATTGTTTCAGGAGCTTGTTTAAATCTTGACCTAAGGTCTTTTAAGCCTTCTACTTGTACTCCGAATGTAGCCATTATAACAATGTTGCACAACCAATAAGGAAATATTTATTTCTATCACCTTCGTTGATTACTGAGTTAATCATGTATTTCTTATTATTAAAATTTATAATAAGTTTATTAGTAAAGGTTTTAGATGTAGTATATCTTATTCTGAATGTAATACTATCGTCTAAG